CGAAGGGAAAGCCAAAAAGCACATGAGCGCACAAGACTTAGGTTGGATACCCCTAAAGCCCGAAACCCTAAAGAACAAGCAAAGAAACAACCACTCTACTAACATCTTGGTAATGACCTCCGCCTACTTTCAAAGTATTACCTCATGGGTACAAGGTGACAAGGCTTACGCAGGTGTAAAGAAGGTGGTAAGAAACGACCAAGGAGAAGAGATAGCCAACATCGCCAAAATACACGAGTTTGGAAGCCGAAAAGCAGGCATACCAGCCCGACCATTGTGGCAACCTGTTTTTAAGGAGGCTTTGGAATGGCTAGACAACAACAGCCCCGAAGAGTTGGTAATTAAAAAACTAAGAAAACTAATAAGATAAATGGCAACAGTAACCATAGGATTTTTCAATACCGATTCAGGTATTATCAGCGTTCGTGCCGACAACGTAAGACAAGCATCCGCAGCAGGGGCTTACAACTGCATTACCCTTAAAATCGGTAGCCGCATCTTGACCACAAACACGTTGGACGAGATTGCGGCACTTGATGGTTTGGTAAAGCTCACTACCTCTACTGGAACTGTAGTTGTTTTGAACTCTGCCGACTTCAACCAAGTACAGGCATCGGGTACTGGCTCTTTGATTATTTTCAAGGATGGTACCAAGATTAAGGTACTCGAAGACCCCCAAACCATTACCGACACTACCACAGGCTATGCAGAACCTGCGCCTGTTTGTAATTTGCCAATCATTGCGGGCGTGGTAGTTTCGCCTTATTTGCCTGCCTCTAGTCCGGTACTTATCCCTTTCGAGTGCTTAAACGAAACAAGCCCAGGCGTTTGGGATTTGTCACTTGACATCTCTTCATTCGCTGAATTTAGTTTGGTGTTTGTCTATGACGTAGATGGCATTTTCCAAGGGATGCAGCAGTACAGCCCCAACGAAGGTCAAGTTACTTTCTCGGTCGATGTAAGTACTGCAAACTTGGCTAACGGTTATGTGATTTTTGCTAGTAACAATAGCTACATTTTTGATGTACAGCCTTTGGCTTCAATCATTGGTAACAGTGATAACTTCTCTTTACGTGAATACGGTGTAGCAGTATTTGAAGTTTCCGAAGATGTTACCACAATCAACCAAGTTACACTTACGGATGACATTGGACACAGCAAAGCAGGTGCCTTATCTTCCAACGTAGCTGGCGTAACCGCAGGCATGATAGTATTGCTTGGTACTTTTGGAGAGTTCCGTATGTACAACCTGCAAAAAACAGATGTATCAGGGTTGAGCATTGGGGTTACTTTCAATGAGCCTGCCTGTTCCGCATCGACCTCTGTATATGTAGTTGATTTTGAAAACTCTACTGTAACCCAAGCATAATGTCCCAAGGCGAATTTACATATCAGGAGCTTGACGACTCCATCTTAGAAGCACTCCGCTTGCAAGTAATTGCGGCGGGGTACTTTCCTAATTTGCGCAGTTTCCAACCACAAAGCCCTGCCAATGTAACCGCCTTTGAAGCAGCCAAAGCCGCCATAATTGGCACAGGTAAACAGCTTATCAATGTCGTTGGTAACGGCATCCCCCAAAAGAAAGGGGAAGTAGAATCCAACACTTTATATGTGTACCGAACAGGCGGAGGAAAGGGAAGTGTGGCAGTTCACGACGTTGGGCATATTGTCACAGGGCCTACCTTCGCAAGGGTCAAGACTTCGGGCGCTACCCAAAACATTACCTATGAGGTTCGTTTTGTTTCAGCTACCCAACAATACGCCGACATCATGGCAGCCCTTATTATTAGGGCGCTTGGTCACGATAAAGACTATTACCCTATCTACAACATTACCACAGGGGCAGTAGTACCAAACAAACTGATGTTTGTTGAGTTCACAGGCTCGGTTGACCTCAATGTATTTGAGTTTAAGGAAATGGTTTACACTTTCAGGGTAGTGGATGCTTGGATTATTGCAGGCGATGGCTTACCCGATGGTGTACAAACAGTAATCAACCCGAACATAGTACCAATAACTGTCATCAACGGTACAATAAGTACGGATGATAATAACGAAAACAAAATAATCTAATCATTAAAGTAACTTTAATTCTTTATGGCTACTAACCACGCTAATAGCAATATTAACACGCAAGACCAATCTCAATTGGTGTCAAATACCTTATCAGGCGTTAATGCTGCTTGGGGTATTACCGAAAGAGGCGACCACACTAAATCAAGGGTGTGCCGCACTTGGCAAGAGTACAAAAAATGGTTTGGTGGGTTGTTACCTGCCTCCGTTTCAAGTTTCCCCCTTTACTGCAAGCGCATCCTTGACGCAGGCGGTATTATTCGCGTAGGTCGTGCCATGCACTATACAGACCCTGCCGATACCACTACAATCCAATCAACACAGGCAACCAAAAACAATGCAGGTACTTGGGCTTTTAGCTTGCAGGTTATTGCATTTGACAACACAGCCAAAACAATCACTGTACGCGGTAAGGTTGGTAGTTTTTTGGCGGTATCTGATTCTATCAACATTGTTACCACAGCAGCCGTAACAACAGCTAAAACGGTTGCAGCCATTACCGAGTTTGCAAACACTACCATAATCGAATTGAACACCCTTACAGCTGGTCAGATTGACATTGGAGGCCGTGCGAGTTGGACTTATACAGGTGCAGGTGACTTGACCGTTACGGCTCGCGAGTACGGCACTTTTGCCAACTCAAAACTATGGTTCCGTATTGATGCTCCACGCTCCGGTAATGCCAACCTCGTGGATATTGCTGTTGGTCTTGATGGCTATCCCGAGCTGAACGAAACGCTGTACGATGTGGACAACGGTATTACTTCGTCAGGTGATTTGTTGGCACTGTCTAACCGCAGCAAACTTGTTACCTTCGATGCCAATACTTTGGCTCTGTTCCCAACCCCCAAAATCTATTTGGCAGGCGGTACGGATGACTACAACTTTACCCCCAACGACATTGAAGGCCATGCCACAGCTCTTACAGGCTTGCACGTCTTTGACATGGCCAACGACTTTGTACGTATCTCTGTCCCTGAATTTGCACAGAATGGTATCGACCTCATTTTGAAGGACTACGTAGAGGTGCGTAACGACTGTATGTTTGTGGTGCGTGTACCTTCGGGTATTTCCAATGAGGCAGCCGTAGAATATCGCAACTGTACAGGGGCTTATGTCGGTGGTACAAAATTGGATACCTACATGGGCATTATGACCATGAACGATATTGAGGTAGTGGACGAGTACGACAACACTACCAAAATGATTCCAACCCTCCCCGACATCTTGGCTTTGATGACCAAAAAGGACGGTATATTTGGGGCTTGGTGGTCGTTTTCAGGTTTGCAAAACAATTGCGGTATCATCCGCGCAACGACAGGCGTAAACCCTGCATACAACTTGCTTGCTGCTACACGCGCCTTAGACGCTCAATGGGCTGCACAAAACGAGTTGAACTATGTAGGCAACCGTACCAATACAAACGGACAAGAGGTTACAGTTTCTTGGGGTAACAGTTCCCTCCAAACTGCAAACACTTTATTGAAGTTTGCCCACGTTGCCGAGTTGGTTACTTACATCAAACGCGTTGTTAAGCCTCGTATGGACTTGCGCCTGTTCCTTCCAAACGATATTGAAACTTGGAAAGATATGTACCGCGACATTAAGGCTTTGATGGATGCGCTTGTTTCGGGTCGTGCAATTCGTGCTTATGAGTACCAAGGCGACCAAAATGTAGATAAGATTGAAGATGTAAGTATCAACAATCTCGCAGATATTGACAACGGCATTTACAAATTCCGTTTGATTATCTGGCCTACTACTAAAATGGAGCAAATTGATTTGACGCTCACTATTGTAAATAACGTGGTAGGTGTAGAATTGACCAACGCCTAATTATCTAACCCTCTTAAAGTAACTTTAATCACATGGGACGTAAAGTACAACCCAATAAGGTACACAACTGGAGAATTGAGGTAGATGGCCTCGATACTTTTGAGTGCCAAACCGTTACCATTCCGACCAAAGAGGTCGAAGTAGTAGAACATGGCGGCGGTAACTACAAACAGAAAACCGCAGGTATGGCGATGACTGGCGAACTTGTTTTCACCAAATTGAAACCCCTCGATGGCGCTGATTCTTGGGCATGGGATTGGTTCAAACAGGTACAAAATACCCAAACAGGTAAAGGCAGCTACCCACAATTTTATGAGAAATCAGTTGTTGTAAAGTTGATGGGGCCAGATAACGAAACAACCACTTACGCGTGGATTTGTGACGGGGTCTTTATCACTAAGATTGAGTACAACGAATTGAGTAAAGTTACCTCCGAGAATGTGATAGAAACTATCACCTGTTCGGTAGATGACATCAACCCAATCTAATAAAACGCAGTCAGTCCGCTGTTTTTAGTTTTTGCTCTTACCCTCTACATTTATGTGGAGGGTTTTTAGCTTAATTCAGAAAAATTTATTATATTTGTACTTTAGAACATAGCAAAAAACAGCAAACAATGAAAAAAGCGCAATTAGAATTTGTACTACCTTCGGGTGTGCGAGTGGTCGCTACCGAACTCTATGGAGAGCACCACGAAATCCTAACCCGACAAGGGGAGGACGACAAGAAACGAGTAAACAAGCTTATCCAATCCCTGCTTATCTCGGTCGGGTCGGTAAAATACCCCAATGAGGAGTTTGTAGAGGGGCTTAGAAGCGAAGACCGTCGCCACATCTTAGCCATGTGCAGACAGGCAACGATGGACTATGAGAAGGTCTTTGAATTTACTCATAAGTTTCAGGATGAGGACGGCAATATGCAAACCCTACCCCTTAAAGTAAATCTCAACGACCAAGAAGATGCCTACACGGAGAAACACATCCAAACATTGGTTGACAAGTTTGGAGCAGAAGATGAGGAGTTTTACCGCGAACTTAACAAGGACGGAACTTTTAGGGCTACCCCTTCCAAACACCGAGCAAGTGAGTACAGCGACCTCCCAAAAGAGTACGAAACTGAATTGCCTAAATCAGGGTTGAAAGTAAAAATCAATCACCTCACAGGCAAAGGCGAACGCCAAGGGGCAAGCATTGACCGTAAAAACATCTCGGTTAATACCCTGCTTAAAATGCGTAACCCTCGCTACCTGCACGATAACGGCACTTGGATTCAACTCAACCTCAACAATGTACACAGCCGCGACTTGGAACACCTGCGCAAGTTGGTAAAAGAGAATGAGGGCGAGGTAGAAATGGAGTTGAGATTTGAAAACCCTGCCAAAGGCTCGGACAAATACGTTACCGTTGACTTGTTGAGCGAAATCGCTTTTTTCTTCCCTTCGGAGGTATTGAAGTAATCACATTCGATACACTTTGGATTCTCTTAAACTACGGAGGGATAAACATTACAGCCGAAGAGCTATATAACCGCACCTACCGAAGGCTCTACCATCACTACTACTGGTTAGTAGAGCAAAAGAAAAGAGAGGAATCCGAAGGGAAAAAAGGAACTACAGTAGTAGAAGAGTCGAAGTTAGACAACTTGTATAAAAACCATAGAAACAGAAACCGATGGCACAGTTAGGCAGTTTTTCAGGGGGAGGTTTAGGCATGGGTGTAGTGTTTGCGTTACAGGACGGATTTTCCAAACCTGCCGCCACTATTCAGGCTAAGATGAACACCCTGTCAAACCATACCGATAACATGGCAGGCAAAGTAAGCACCTCCCTCAAAGGCATGATGAGTGGAGGCTTTGCCTTGTTAGGTGGTATAGGACTTGCCGCAGGTATAAAAGGCTTGATTGACTTATCAGCTGCACTTTCCGACAAACTTGCCGACGTACAAAAAACCACTGGCCTTACCAACGCCGAACTTGCCGACTACCGCAAAACAGTAGAGGGCTTTGATACACGAACCTCTTTAGAGGACTTACTTGATATTGGTAAGGTTGGTGGTAAATTAGGCGTTCCTAAACAAGAATTAGCCGAGTTTACACAAATGATAGACAAGGCAGTAGTTGCCCTTGGTGACGAGTTCACAGGAGGCGCAGAGGAGGTATCTGATAAGTTGGGTCGCCTAAAGAATGTCTTTGCCGAAACCAAAAACCAAAACTTTGGTAGTGCTTTAAATTCCATTGGTTCGGCTCTTAATGCTTTGGGTAGCGCAGGGGCTTCCTCTGCTCCAAACATTGCCGAATTTGGGCAGCGCATAGGGCAGTTGGGTAAACTTGCGCCTACACTTTCCCAAACGTTGGGACTTGGTGCCACGCTCGAAGAGCTTGGACTAAATGCCGAGATAGCAGCCGGAGGTATGACCAATTTATTAGTGGCGGCAGGGGAAAATCAGGCAGCTTTTGCCCAGCACTTAGGCATGACTACCAAAGCCTTTCAGAATATGCTGGATACATCGCCAAATGATGTTATAAAGAACCTTGCGAAGTCCTTCAAAGGCGTTGACCCCTCCAAGGCAATTATGCAAATGAAAGGGCTGAAAATTGGCACACAGGAAAGTATGAAAGTCCTTTTAGGGCTATCGGGTAACTTAGACCTCCTTACCACACGCCAAAATCAAGCAGCTAAAGCTATGGCAGAAGGTACATCCTTAACTGACGAGTTCAATGTAAAGAACAATACCTTTAAAGCGGTATTGGACAAGTTGAACAAGGCTTGGAAAATGTTTGCCGTACAGCTTGGGGATATGATAGCCCCTGCCGTTGCTTGGGTTGCCAAAGGCTTTACATGGATGGCTAAAGCCTTGTCCGCACTTATGAAAAACCCAATCACAAGCTGGATTATCAAAGTCACAGGCGGTATAGTTGGGTTGGCGTTGGCTATTTACGGCCTAAAGCTGGCTTTCAATGCTGCTAAGATGTCGGTTCGTGCTTTTGGAGCTTCTTTGTGGGCTGCGTTAGCACCTATTTTGCCAATTATAGCCATTGTTGCGGCTGTTGCTGCCCCATTTATTGCCTTATATATGCTCGTGCAAAAGGGTAGAAAGGCATTTGAAAAGTTCAACGGCGAAACCTTGACAGGCTTTAGCCTATTCTTAGCCCGAATTGGCGGTATTGTTACAGCTATTCGGGAGGTTATTGGTAGTTGGGATGCAGCTACACAGACCTTCTCCATGTCCAAAGGCGTTGCCAAAAAGCTGCAACAACTGGGAATTTTGGACTTTGTAGTTAATTTATCGACTTGGGTAGTCCGTTTGATTGAATTTTTCAAGGGTGTGGGCGCAGGTATTGTATCAGTGTTTACCGAATTGGGCAAGTTCTTTGCAAAGGGTTGGGAGTACGTCAAAAAGATGTTAGACCGCTTAGGTGTGTTGGAAATGGTCATAGGTAAGAACACCTCCGAAATAAACAAGTGGATGGAAGCAGGTAAGATGGTAGGGATTGTGATAGGCGTAGTCCTCGCAGCCCTCGTTATAGGCTTCGTTGCCCTTGGTATTGTGGCCCTATTAGCACTTATCCCTATCATTGTCGTCATTGGCTTGATTATCCTCATTGTTTGGGCTTTGATTGAAGCTGTGAACTGGGTAGTTGAGGGCTTTATGTGGCTTTGGAGTTGGGTAGAGAAAGCATACGGTTGGGGTGTAGAGTTTGTACAAAATATGTGGGATGGTATTAAATCCGTGTGGGGTTCTTTCAAAGGGTGGTTATACAATGCCGTAAAGGAGTTGCCAATTGTGGGTAATGTCATATCCTACGCCAATGGTGAGGGTTTAATGGGTGGCGGTGACATGGGCTTAGGCGAATTGACTGGCCTACAAAGCCGTACCCCTGCTCTACAAACAGCTATCACCAAAGAAAAAGGAGGTAGAGGTATGTTAGGCGGTGCTGCCAATCAGGGCGGCGGTAATAGTGAGTGGGGCAACCCTCTTGCTGTAAACCTTTTCCTTGATGGGGAACAGGTTGCTGGTGTGGTAGGTGACAGGAACAAAATAAATCAAGCTCGCGACTAATGAAAAACTCAACTAAAGGGCTGCTCTACCTAATCAATTGGGCTACATTCGAGCGGCAGATTATTCAGTTCGTGCCGATGGAGGTGGATGCCCCTAGAGCCGCCTCTATTACCAAAGAAAAGGTAGTAGGCAGGAATCAGCCTGTAATTCAGTTTGGAGGCGGTGAGCAGACTTTGAGCCTTACTCTTGACCTGTACGGTGAAGATGTAAGAAGCAGGGTAGAGTGGCTTATGCAGTTTACAATGAATGACGACGATGGGAACCCTCCGCCTCTACTAAAAGTTATGTGGGATACTTTGATACAATCAGATGCCCTTTGGTCGGTTGAGTCGGTAAACCCTAAATACTCTCTCTTTATGCCAGGGGAAAACTTTGCACCAAGACAAGCAACCGTAAGCCTCACATTGGTACGAAATACAGACCGAAACATTACGTTTATAGATACAAACCGCTTTTAAGTATGCCTCTTATTCTCAATCTCAAAGTACGCAAGTACAGCGTTTACCGAAACGGTAAAATCATACAGTTTGACGATGGCAGCGATGAGGCTCTGTTAGTACGAAAGCCTATCACTTACGTAAAATCACCAAACGATAAGCTGCATACAGTGGTAGAGGGTGACAGGTTAGACCGCATAGCCTTCTACTACTACGCCAAAGTCGTTAAAAATGCAGGGCATTACTGGTGGATAATCGCAGACATCAACAACATAGAGAACCCTTTGGACTTGGACAACCTTGTAGGTACAAAACTGGTAATACCCGATATGTACAACATCGAACTAAGAGGAAGGTAACATATAACTTTCCTTATTTTACTTTCTACCATTAAAGTAACTTTAATCAATGCGACAGCAGGCACTTGCCCCCTTTATTGAGGTTTTAGTAGTTAAATCGGATGCCGAAATTATCGACATATCCGACCAAATTACCAATTTCAGCTATAAGGAAAGTATTGAAAAGGACAACTTAGTGGAATTTACTATTATCACAGCCTACAACGCCACAATTGAGGTAGATGAAAGTATAGAAATTGGGGCGGAATTGCGCTTTATGTTCGGTTATAGGGGCGGCGATCGTTCGACAGTTCACAGTTGCCGCATCACTGATGTTGACTATGATTACGTCGGTATGAACATTACCCTAAAAGTACGAGCGTTAGATAAGGGTTCTGTTATGAAAAAAGTAACATCTACCCAAGTTCACAGCGGAAAAACCTCTTCCCAGATAGCGACCGAAATAGCGGAAAGGTACGAAATGACCGCAGTAGTTGATGAAACTGCCGAAGTATGGGACAACCAACCGCAGGGGGGCATGGATGACCTTACTTTCCTTCGCAAGTTGGCAGCCCAAGAAACCGCAGGCAATTACATGGTGTTTGTCAAAGACAACGAATTGCATTTTGTGCGTAGGGGGCTAGACAAAGCCTCTGATTGGACGTTTCGCTACGGTGACGGTAACAACGGTATTATCAAGTTTAAGCCCTCCTACCGAGAATCAACAGCCGAAGCAGGGGCAGGTGCCAATGTGCAGGCTTTTGGCTTTGACAATGAAGGCGGCAAGTTCACAACCGCAGAGGAAACAGCCGAAGGCGAAAATAAGGACATAGCCACAGACGATTACAAAGTGTTATGGTCGGGCAATGGTGACTTTTTAGGAGGTCAAAACAGCAAAGGAACGTCCATGTTTTCGAGTGTTGAATCCCTGTTAGGTGATAAGGTTGAAAATGGGCTAAACATCGCAGGCGATACCAAAGATACTTCGGGGATTGGCAAAATCCTGAACACTGGTAAACAGATGTTATCGGCAGGCAATGTAAGCGATAAAGCCGCAGGCGTAAAGAAAGCAGGCACTATCAAGATTTTAGAGGTAGATATGGAGCTTATCGGCAACCCCCTACTTTATGTCAATACCATGATTACAATGGAGCGCGTACTGAAACGTCATGCAGGCAACTGGCTCGTTACCGAGGTAAGCCATGATATTACCGCTTCGGGCTACCGCTGCAAGGTAAAGATGGGTAGAAATGCTACCAAAGTACCGAGTGCGAAAAATACTAAGGTTGCAGGCGTGGTAAATAGCACAGTAGGCAAACCCGAAGGCTCGGACGAGGTAGAATTACTAATCTTTGATGTGGATGCCAACCGCATTACCGACAAAACTAAATCAGGAAAATACATACCCCCACAACCTTTACTATGACAACTATAAAAGAATTTATAAAGGTAATGGTGCAGAATGGTTTAGAGTTTTTTGGTGTTTACTACGGCTCTTATCAATCCATTGTTGCCGATACCGACGACCCTCAAAAATTAGGTCGTATCAAGGTGTACAATCGGGGCTTATTTGGCGGTGATATGTCGGCTTGGGCATGGCCAAAAGGAAACTTTGCAGGTGTTGGTACTGGGTTCTTTGCACTACCTCAAAAAGGTGACATTGTGTACGCCTCCTTTGAATTGGGCAATTTGCAGTATCCGCGTTGGGAATACGGCTTTTGGTCAAAAGGAACACTACCGACAGAAGCGGCTGCCGATTATGGCAAGATTGACGTACTTAAAACAGCTTCGGGGCTTTGTTTGGAGTTCAACAACAAAGACAAAATCCTGACCATAAAGCACCCCAACGGTTTAACCATTGTACTAAAGGAGGACAAAATAGCCCTTGGCGGAGAAAGTTACAAGGCGGTGCTTGGGGACTTACTCAAAACCGCTGCCGAAATTGATAAAACCAACTTGGCCCTGCTGACTGCTGCTATCAATGGCGCTGTTCCTGTGCCTGGCGATGGCGGTGCCGCCTTAAAAACGGCTATGGTTGCAGCCATTTCCGCCTTTGGTAACGCTGATTACTCTCAAATTCTTTCCAATAAAGTTACTTTAATATGAACGACTACGTAGGTACAAGCATGGCAAACCCTGCCCAACTAATAGGGGGGCGTTGCCTTGTCGCAGAGGGGGAAAGAGTAATAGCCGAGTCTATTGCCGACATCCTAGGCACTTCGGTAGGGGATAGCCTACTTGACTGTGAGTACGGCAGCCGATTGGATTCTGCCCTACACCTGCCAAACGATGAGGTTACTTGGCAAATCATCCGCCAAATTGTTTTTGAAGCTGTGGGGGAATGGGAGCGCAGGGTAAAGCTGATAAATGTAAATGTTGTGGGCGAAGATACCGACAGCCTTATAAAGTGTACAATACACATAAGTTATAAAATCCTTAGCACCAATAAAACAGGGGCTTTGGTTTATCCATTCTATAAACAATTACCATAATGGGCTTTTTAACAAACATTTGGACGCGTTACACAGACCGCACCGCCGATGCAACCAAGGATAATGTCCTTACCAATATGCAGGCGGAAGTCCCCGAAATTACCGACCACTCATTGATGAATCTTTTTGTTAAGATTGTGGGCATATTTTCGGGCATTGCCGAACTCTTACACTACTACATTGATAATGCAGCTCGTGAGGCACAGATGGATGGAGCGCGTATCTTTTCCAATGTTGTAAAGTTGGCAAGGGCGCACGACTACCGCATTAGCCCACAAGTTGCGGCAAGTGTGGTACTTACTTTTGAGTACACGTCCACAACTACAATTGTATTCCCTGGGGCTGTAATTCCTGCGGGCGCGTATGTGAGTACAGCCGATGGGAAACTATTCAGGGTAGCCCAATCCCTAACACTTCCAGCAGGTAACTTCCAAACAGCAAGAGGTCAAATATCCGCCGTAAACATTACATCAGTTCCCTCTTTTACTTTGGCGACAGGTACAGGACAACCCAACCAACAGTATGTAATTACAGACAAGGTAGATAGCTTTAGTGTGAAAATTACCATATCCTCCTTTGTGTGGACTTCGGTGGAAACCTTAGCCTATTCCTCGCCACTTGACCGCCATTTTGTACAGACAGTCAATGAAGATGGTCAAGTAGTTATTATTTTTGGTGATAGCGTGAACGGTCAAATACCCCCTAACGCCACAGCCATACTCTGCACTTACTTCACAACCGACGGAGAGCAGGGCAACGTAGAAAGCTTATCAATCAATACCATTGTTTCGGGTGTGCCTGCGGTTGCCAATTATACGGCTTCCGTTTTCAATGCCGAAAGTGCCGCAGGTGGTAGAGGTGTTGAGCCAATTACCACAATCAAACAGAATTGCGCTCGTTCCAATCGTACAAGGCTACGCGGTGTGACCCCATTAGATTATGAAGACTTGGCCAGATTGGTGCCGTCGGTTGCCGCTTCGGGTGTTATTTTCACTTGTGGCAAGACCGTTTCCATTTATGTAGTTCCCAATGGTGGGGGATTGGCTTCTCCTGCATTACTCGCGTCGGTTGTGGCTTACTTTGACGACAAAAGGATAATTACCCACAAGGTAGTTGCCGAAAGTGCAGGAGAAGTAAGAATAAAGGCATCAATCAAAATCATAGCATTGCCAGGCTTTGATTTGGTGGACTTGGCTACGGCGGTGGAAGATGCTTGGGAGGCTTTCTTTGCTACCGAGAATCAAGAAATTTCAGGAGCTGTAAATATTGGCGACTTGTACCAAACAGTAGAGGCGGTGAATGGTGTCCGATACTCGGAAATTACGCTACTCAATGCCGAGCCTTATGCCCGACCATCCGCCACTACCCTGATACCTTTGGATTGGACAGTAGAAGTACTGCCTCCCAACACTTTGGAAACGACTTGGGGCATCTTGATAATATCGGCTACCGACTACCAACTATTCAAAAACAACAACTATCAAGCAACCTACACAATTGGGGCTTTGGTATCGCTGCCCGAAATAGAGTTTACAGTAAATGCCAGCACCTACACGGTGGGCGACCGTTGGAACTTTGTTACTTACCCTTACGGCGGTAACTCGGTACTGTTGAACGAGCCTTCTATACCTGTATCGTCCGCTGCTGATATAATCTTAACCTTATTACCCTCTGCATAATATGTTCCAATTCGTAACCGAAGGCTTTAAGCGGTTCTTTACAGCAAAACAACAGCGTGAAGATACCTACAAAGATACCAATGGGCAGGGCCTACTGGAAAGGTTTGTCAATTCTAACTTTGAGGAGTTGGACAGCTATACCGTACCGCGTATTGAGAACCTTATAGCCAATGTCCTAGACCCTACTACCTGTTTCGCCAAATACATCCCACATTTGGAAAGTTGGTTAGGCATTACTGTATTCCCTGCGGAAACTAACATTTATATCCGGAGGAAGGTTATTAGATGGTCACGCCGATACTACGACTACAAAGGCACAAAAAAGGGACTAAATGCCCTATTCAAGTTGATTAACTGTACGGTTGTAGTGTCGGAGGTTTGGAGTATTTATAGCTTCGATAGCCCTGTTACCTTTGATGACCCTGATAGGAGGTTTGATATGGGGCGCTGTTCGGCTTGTAGTTTTTACAGCTTGTCTATAGCTCAAAACTTTGTGAACGTAACCCCCGAATTTTTAAGGGGATGCTACTCAATAATCTTGTTCAATCATCCAATTGGAGCAAAGCTTTCGACTGCAACCGTTGGAGGCGTACCAATACAGGACGAGATGCTAAATATTTTCGTCTTAGGTGGAGGAAACCCTGCTACAATTTTGGGAACTGACGGATTTTACGTATTTTTACCTACTGGAACAATAATCCCCTCTCGCCAAAAGCAGGCAAATTTAAAAGTGGTGGGAGGTACACTATACTTGAATATTCCATAACCAATTAAAGTAACTTTAACCAATATGAAGCACTTTTTGAACGACCTAATACACATAATGGGGTTTCACGGCCTTGCCGACCTCAAACAATCTTTTTTGAACCTGCCTATGCTTATGTATGCAGGTAATTTGTTGGTCTTGTTTACCGTAGTTTCCTACTATACGGATGCGGTTTTAGGGCTAAATTTCCCCCTTTATGCCGCTTTTCTTATCGCTATTGTGGTAGAGATTATCACAGGTTTGTGGGCATCCAAAAAAGACGGCAAAGAAATTGAGGGTAATATTTTCGGGAGAAGCGTTACCAAAATAGCTCTATACTCAATATTCCTATTTGCCCTAAATATGTTCGCTCGATACAATTCTGTGACTTTGGCAGGGGTTGAGTTCAATATTTGGGGTTGGATGTATTGGCTATTCTTTTCAGGCATCAACATTCAGCTGCTCATATCCATACTAAACAACATGGCTCGCATGGGTTTTAAAGAAACAAGGCTAATAGCCAAGCTGCTAAACAAAAAGCTCCAAGAACATATAAATACGGAGGATAAAAATGATACAGAATAAGCATCTAAAAGAAACGGAGTACAAAAAAATAGCCTTCAAAAAGAGGGCTATTGTACTTCATTTTACAGCAGGGTGGCCTGACCCCTACCAAACCATAAACATCTGGGACAGGGACAACGAGCGCAAAGGCACAGCCTACGTAATAGGGGGCATTGATGCTAATGGAGGAAAGCAATGGGATGGCGTTGTAGTAGAGGCTTTCGATAGCAGCTATACAGCCTATCACTTGTTCCGTTGGTTCAATGGCTCGGAGGCAATTGAGAACGCTACCATTGGGATAGAACTCTG